GCGGTGGTCACGTACGCCCACAGGCCGCGCATTCCGAAGTTGTCGAGAAGGGTGTCGAGTGTGAGCCGGTCGGTGATTAGGTCACGGGTAACAGCGTCGGCCAGGTCGCCCGTGACCTGATCGACCAGCCACGCTATTCCCCCGCGGTCAGTCCTTTATCACCGTCGCCGTTGGTGGTGCCGGCTTCCAGCCATGCCTTGTAGAGATCGTCGAACGGGTCACCATTGGTGTCATCGAGGCCCATGAGCACCTCTTGTGCTGTGGGGCATGCGGCGCGGTCGATCGCGGCGAACTCGATATCGGTATCGGTCTGCAACTGCCGGATCTTGTACAGCCACGTCTTGGAGTAGATCGACGCGAACGGCTTGATCGCCACCACAGTCCCATCAGGGAACCTGTGGGTGTAGAGATCGGTGGTGTCGTAGTGGCCGGACCAGTCGTAGTCGGGATCGCCAGGCTTCGGCTCGGGGAGCATGTCTCGCGTCTCATCGGAAGCTTGAGCGCGGGCGTCGGCCAGCGCTTCACCTACGGACAGTGGCTCACGTTCAAGCGCCGACTCGTCCCGCTCCCGATCTTCGAGCTCGTCGAGTAGCACTTCGTCTCTCTTCTTCGCCATTTCGTTTCACCTTGGACTTCAACCTTGGCTGGACCTTGGCCCACCAGAGCCGCGCCAAGGTATACGGCTCTGGTGGGAGAATTTGTGCGATACAGCCTGTGCACTGGCTGTACATTCGCGGAATGAAACTGGCCTGGCTTCTCGCGTTGACCATTGCGTTGGTGACCGCGTGCGAGGTGAACACTTCGCCCAGCAGTGCGCCCGCGCCGGCCGCCCCTGCCTCTGCTGGTGCGCGACCCGCAACCGAGGCCGCGGCGCCAACGACAATTCAAAAGCGAGATCGAGTCAGTTCCTCGGTCGGCCTGCTCGACGCCGCCAGCAGAAGGTGTTCGCATCATTCGTGTGGCCCTTGATGCGAGCGGTCAGCATCCGGCGGCCGACCCGAATGATCCACCAGGCAGTGGTCTTGCAAGCGACAACTGGTACGCGTTGGGGTCTGACGGGTACACCACAAAGACGCAAGTCGCCACCGGCTGCGGCGAATATGAGCCGGGCCCGTTCTATGACTGGGTCAATGTTGGGGAGAAGCAGCGCGGAACGATACTATTTGCGATTCCGAACAACTCAGCAAAGCTGCAGCTTCGAGACGATTACGGTGCGGCTTGGGAATGGGCACTGCCTGCTGATTAGTAGGCGTGGTGGCCGCGCAACCGAAGTTGCGCGGCCACCTACCGACTAGGCCGGGGTGACAGTCGCGGTGGCACCGCCGGAACCAACCGCAGACAGCACGCCACCGTTAGCCAACGTGATGTCATAGGCAGTGCCTGCGGTGCCGGTGACGGTGGCGTTGCCTGCGCCGACATTCGGCAGACCCTCGATCGCGGTCTTCAGGGCGGTCGTGGCCACGTTGTACGCCAGAGCCGTGGTCGACTCAGACACCGAATCCCGCGTCACCGTGTACACCACCGTGCCAGCCGAACCGCTGATCGCCACATCCCACTCAGACGGCACCAGAATGTCATTGAGCTCGGTGTACTCCACCCACGTCCGCCCCTGGGAGTCCGGGAACATTTCCAGGGTGATCTCGTACACGGTCCAGTCCTTCGACTGGAAGATGATGTCACCGGTCTCTGACACCTGAGCATCCGCGATGCAGGTACGGATCTTGTCGTCACCGTCGATGGTGTCGACCACGTAGGAGTGGTGCGGCAGCACGTCGCTGGTGGACTGCGCGGTGATCTGAGTGCCGTGCGAGGCTGTCGCCGGAACCACAGTCACGTTGGAGTCGCCGTACAGCATCGCCTTGGCCTGAGGCGACTTCGGCTCAATCAGAACGAACTTGCCCGAGTCATCCTTGCCGGTCTGGATAGAGCGGACTTTGTCGCCGTTCCAATCGCGCTTCTTCTCGACGTCGCGCTTGCTGGAGACGGTGAAGCCGGTCTCGTCGCAGCCACCGAGCCGCGGGTTCCAACCAGCGATGGTCGGCCGCGCCGAGGTTGCATCGGTCGGCAGAACGGTGCCGAGGGGGTAGCGGAAGATGCCACCCGCGAGGCCGGCCCGCGCGACTTGGGTATTCCGAACGTTCGTGTGCGCCACGATTCCTCCTGTAGGGGGATTTGCGCCCCAACATTCCGGGGGCACGACGAAAACCCCCACAGCGGGATTGCTGGGAGGGGTCAGAGACCTTGGCTTGGTAGTGCTAGATCACGCTGGACTGAAGGGTCCAGGTGACGTTTGCCTGACGGACCGGAAGGCTTGGGACGTCAGGGTCTTGGGTTGGAAAGGGGCCGTGCAGTTCGCATGGCTCGGTGATTGGTACGTCCTTGCCTTGAATGACCGCGTCGGGTGCGGCCCGCAGGATCGCTGCTACCAACTGGGCGGTCTGCGCGCACCGAACCTCGTGCTGTGCATCGTCATACACGTAGGCGTTGACCTGGCACCACTGGACACGGCGGCACGTCTCACGTCCCGGCAGAACAACCAATCTGATGAACTGCGCCGGCATCGGTGAGGGAATCTTGGTGCCAACCTTGATTCCCGATAGTCCACGCTCAGCTAGTCCCTGCAGCAGAATCTTGCGGGCAAGAGTGTCCACGTCCGGGAACACGACGAGATCAGGCACCGCCCAACGCTTTCTGCAGAGCGTTCGTCTTAGCCTCATGCCGCATCGCGCGAGCCCCCACGGCACGCACCCGGCGGCGGGCACGCTTGTTGTCGGATCCGTCCTGAACCTCGTAGTACGGCTCCGTCGCCACGGGATCAGTGGTCGACGGGACCGCGTTAGCGCGTTCTGCCAAATCGTTGGCCGCATCATCCACCAACCCCTGAGCGTGGGCTCCCGTCAGGAGAGCATCGAACCCGGCTTCGTTCCACTGGATTCGCATCAGAACACCGCCTTCAGCTCGACCACAAGGCGATCAGGTGAGAACCCGAATGGCCCGTGATTGAAGTCCTTCGGTAACCCAATCACCTCAAGCCGCACCGGATTGCCGACCGAATCGAGCAGATCCGCGATTGTGAACCGATCCCGATGGCCCACAGTCACAGCCGAATCCACGACAAGAACCACATCCGCGGCCACGCGATCACCGCCAGTAGGACCAGACAGTGGTTCAGTTGACGCTGTATCGGCATTGGGCGACCACCACACGCACGCAACCGGAACTGGATCTAGCCAGCCCGGAACCGTATTGCCGTGATCATCCTCAACCCCAGGCGTATACGCCTCATGCTGACAGGTGAACGGCAGCGGGAAGTACCGCGCGAGGCTCACCACTTGGACGTGCCAACGTTCCCTGCGCGGCCACGGCAGCCGTATGGTCGCAGCATCGACTTGTCCTGCCTGGTCAACCACACGCCACCGGACGTGGCGTCTGGCGAGAATCCTCGGGTAACCCCGAAGATGCCCATGGTGGCCTGGATCTGAGACACCCCAGGATCTGGGCCGCCGGCATCGGGGCCGGTGGTGAGGACGCGTGCCACGATGCGTGATACGACGATCTTCACCGCGTCCGGCACCGGATCCGGGACACACTGAAGCCAGCCTTCAACCATCGCTGACGCTTCTTCGAGAAGCCCGGTCACCCGGGCGGTCTCGCTAGTCGTCAGTGGACGGCCGAGGCGCGCTACGACGTCCTCGCTTGACGCCAGCACCATCGGAGTCCTTCTCGGTCAGGTGATCGCCCACCTCCACACCGTCTGGGACGGTGTCGCCGGCCTTCAGGCAAGCGACACCGCCACCAGCGGTGTGTACGTAGACAACCCCTTCCAGGTCGTCACGGATCTTCATCAGGAGACGACCGTGGCAACCATCGAGGCGACGGGATTCACCAACACCGGGAGGGCGATGGCGTTGGAATGGACCCACACCGCGATGGGATCCTTGGTCTTCCAGGCGCCCACAACCAGGCCAGGCTGGTCCGACGCGCCGATCCCGTACTCCGGTTCCCCGGCCTCCAGGGTTTCGCCGTAGAACGTGGCGCCCAACTCCGACTGCCCGTTCGGATCGACCGGGGCGGGAAGCAGGTACACCTTGTTCACGTTCAGAACAGCGGTGCCCCGGATCTTGCGGTCGTACACGTAGATCGGAGGCAGGCCATACCCGGCGAGGATGGCATTCAACGCGTCGACCGACACGATCGCGGGGGTTCCCGCCATCGTGGCGGCCAGCGAGCGAATGTCAGCCGACCGCTGCAGGGCAGCGACGACCTTGCGGGACGTGACGATCGCACCGGGCATCGCACCCTGGTTGCCGGCGGCGAACACGTCGCACCAGGCGATCAGATCGTCGATCGGCTTCGGGGTGCCCGACCCGGCGTTCCACAGCACCGATGCGGTGACTGTGTTGCCGCCGGGGCGACCGAACGACATGGTCTGCACCACACCGTTCTCGTTGATGGTCAGTGCGCCCGAATCGATGGCCTGACCGCGCGCGACCTCCAGGCGGTCAACGACCGCGTTGGCGACCCGCTGGGCGGCCTTCTCGACGCCACCCAGGACCATCGCCTGAGCGTCGTTGCCGCGTGCCCGCAACTGGTCGTACTCCGACACCCGTTCCTTAAGGCCCAGGGGCAGAAGTTCGAACACCTTGCGGGTACCCGAGCCGCCGGACCCGATCGGGGTCTCAGCGTCGAACGCCCGGTACTGCGCCAGCGCGCCGTTGCCGTCCGCTGCGACGATGGTTCGGACCACAACATCGGGCACCGAGTAGTTCGGCAGCCAACGCGCCAGAGTGGCCTTCTGCCGCTCCACGTCCTCCACTGCAGCGCGGGCGAACCCGGTCAACTCAGCGGGAGTGATGAGGTCAGTCCAGAGTGCCATGATCAGGCCTCCCAGGTGAAGTTGCCGGAGGTCTTCGCGGTAGCGGCGACCGTGGATGGCAGTTTGGACAGAATGACAGAGCCGCGCCGCAGGGCGGGGAACGTCACGTTGCCGGCGCCACTGACGACAGGGGTGTCGGTCAGGATGAAGCCGTAGATGACCTCAGTGCCATCGGAGGCACCCGAGGCGTAGGGCACAGCCAGGCCGGAGGCGAGCGCGAACGGCTCCCCCGACTTGATCACGCCGTTGCTGGTCTTGCCCGACCATGCGGTGGGATCCAGCGTTGCCGAACGCGCGGTATCGGTGCCATGCCGTGAGCCAAGCCAGGACTGGTCACCTGCACCGACAGACTCGCTACGAATACCGAGCTGAGTCATGGTGTCACTCTCCTTTCAAGAGCGATGTGCAGGTGGCCCACCTGCGGGGGTTACTTGGGATGTGCTGCCGCATACCGTTCACGGCCGGCAGCCAGCGATCCGCCGCGCGCTTGCGACGGATTGCCCTGCTGTGGATTCGGTTTCGGACCCGGTGCGCCGAGGTGCGGAAGCAGTTCGTCGATTTCGGCGTCCAACTCTTCAGCCGTGGTTCCGGTCAGCTTCTTCGCGAGTACCGCCGGTAGACCTTTCTCGGCTGCACGGTCGGTGCGCAGTTGCGCCAAAGTGGCCGCCTTGGCGGCTTCTTCAGCCTGTTTCTGCGCGGCCAGTGCCCCGTCCAGCTTCTCCTGCAGTTCGTTGAACTTCTGCTGCCACTCCGGCAAGCCCTCGTTCTTCGCTGTTTTGAGTTGGGCGTTCGCCGCATCCAACTGCTTCTGCAGATCCTTAGCTTGGGACTCGGCCGTTTTGCGAGCTTCGCGCTCCGCGTCCAGCGCCTTCTTGCCTCCTTCGCCCAACGGTTCGTCGGGCTCTGGGGGTGGTGTCGGATCCGGGTCTGGTGGATCTCCAGCGGGCGGTTCACCGAGTGGTGCAGATCCACCCATCACGGGCCAGATCGGGCCGCGCCTACCGATTCCGATCGCCTGCAGCCCGGTCGCCGGATGCACAGGCATGGTTGCGTGGATCATCGGGATTCCTCCCGCGATGCCCGGAATTCATCCGCGGCCTTGTTGAGCCGCTGGATTGCCTCCAGGTGTAATTCGGTGGCCTTACGAAGCGCCAGCGCTGCATGGACGTTGGCCTCCACCGGATTGGATGGAACGCGGCCATAGTGACTCCAGTCGCGAAATGCTCCGATCTGGATACCACTTTGGCGTGCGTACAAAATCCCTTCGTCCACGACCATCTCATCAGCGAAGATCGAAGTTTCATCGCCTTCGTTTGATGTGACTACATATGTGCTTGACATTCTTCCTCCGTCGCAGAGGTAAACCGGTCGGCCTCGCGCCTTCCGGGGGTCTAAAGGTTCGCCTTGATCCACGCCCGAGTTCGGGCGCGGTCAGCGTCGGTGATGTTTCGAGACGTCGGCGTGTACGCCCTCACAGGAAGTGGCTGTCCGCCGAACGCTGGGACGGCGACGCAATGGCAATGGTCATGCGCCCCAAAGTCGGCTGTTCCTTGGCTTCGGTACAGCGTGGCGCGGCCGGCAAGCATCTGACAGAAGCCGCAACCATCCGGTCGAGCTTTGCGCTGCCATCCACGCGCCTGTGGGTCGGCGTGTGTGGCGCCGGTGATCGTGGCGCGGCTCGAATCCGAGATGCGCCGCTGAAGACCACCAGTGAGCCGGGTTAACGCAGCATCCCAGTCGGCGGTCTCTGGAGTGATGAGACTTGATCCCCAGCCCGCCAAGGCTTCCGCTCCGAGATTCTGAGACACTGGTACATCAGCCCGGAACGATCCGCCGACACCTTGCGCGTCTCGATACTCGTCGTACCAATCAGCTGAAACGACCGCCGCCGCATCACTGTATTCGCCCACCAGGGCGGGCATCGCATCCATCAGAGCGTCCTGCAGCTCTGCCAGCAATGGACGGATCCACACCTCATACGACCCGCCCACATCAGGAAGACTGTCGCGTTCCGCCCGCAAGTCTGGGGTGAAGATCTGCGCCCATAGCAGCGAAAGATCGCTGCCCGCCTCGTCAGAGAGCGTTTGAACTAGGCTGCGGAGTTCCGTTGCCGTTGCCATTGACGTCCGAGTTCACGTTTCGGATGGACCGGAGCCGGTCGATTACCTTGCCGCCAGAAGCCTTTGCGCGATCGCGCTCCAACTGCTGCTGTTCCTGCTGGGACAGCCCGATCCGGTCATAGGTAACCGAAGAAACGGCGGGCAGCACACCAGAGCCAATCAGCTTCGCTGCCTCATCAGCTGATGCCGCCCGAGTCGGAGTGGAGGCGTCACGCCACTTCACGCCGATCTGACGGAACACGTCAGGATCCACCGATCCGTCCCGGAACAACATTGACAGGTAAGCGACTTCGCGCCACGCCAACCCGAAACTGGTCTGGCGCCGTTCCGCGCGCTTCACCAACCGGTACTCCTGCTGACGAATCGAATCCGCAGACGGAGGATTCTCCGTCACGAAACCCAGATACGACGACGGGAACCCACATTCTGCGGCCAGAAGCATCGAATACGCCCGCACCTGATCGATATACGGGGTTGGCGGTGCCGGCCGGAACTCATGCAACTTCGGCTCAACAATATTGCCGTCGTCATCCACCTGCGGTGGAATCGCGTTCAACCGACCCGAGGTGGAAGTCCAACCAGCCTTGCGGTTTTCCTCCGGCGAGTTGTCCTCACTCATCCCAAACACCGCAGGATCGGTATTCAACGCCGTCCACTTCGGGGTGGTGTAGAACTCCCGGTTGATCTCCATGCCCGTCAAGGTGCGGATCGCCGCATTGGTCAGATACACCACCGCCCGGGTGATCTCCGAACGTCCATGCACATCAGAAGCACGCTCACGGTTCAACATCCGAGCCACCGGAACCCGACCAAGCTTGTGCGGGTCACGATCAACGATCACGAGTTCGCCACGGGTCCGCTCGAACCGGATCGTCTCATTCGGCAGATACAGCGTCTCCATGATCGGAACACCGTGCCGGTCCCGTGTCTGCGACAGTGCCGACTTCGCCCGCCGCAGCCGGTAATCCCACTCCACCGTGCACGATTCAGTCGACTCCACCGTCACCAGGACAGCTGGCTCGTCCCCTTTGCCGCGGCCGACACTGACAAACCCGCACCCGTAGGTCAAGGCGTCCAAATGCCCACGGCCGGACTCCACTGCGAGATCGTTGTCAACGTACACGCTCTGAAGGTCTACCTCTTCAGCGCCAGTCCAACCCTGCTTCTCGAGCCTCTCCTCCAAGACATCAACTACCGTTCCAGGCCATCCGATCACAGCCTCAATCAGACCCGGCAGCCCAGCCGGAGCCGAGATACCGAGATCCTCTGCGCAGTGCTTGCCCTCATACAGATCGGCCTTGAACTTGTTCTTCAGCGCGACCCGCTGCAACTGCGCGCGCAACAATGCAGCCGAATCTCGCTCGGACTCCGAGAGCTTCAGCGACGGCAGTGCGATAGCCGTAGTCATCCCACCACCGCCTTCTTTACTCTCCGGGTGCCAGTCGTCCTGCGAGTAGTCACTGCTGCGTAAACCGCGGCGGACATCGAGATTGCTGGACCAATGTCGAACGAATCTGAACGTGGGACCAACACCCATCCACCGGATGCCAGGTCCTGCCGGCGAGACCCGCGGATTGCCGTGTCGAGATCCGGATGGCCGTTGTGTGTCAGTCGGCCCTGATCAGCCATGCCCAGCCACAGCGCATTGCCGGCCCCGGCTTCGTTCTTCGTATAGGCGGATGCCTTGAAGCCGAGTTGCTTGAGCTTCTCGCCCAGCGCCTTGGCCGCACCGCTGGAATCATGCTTGATTGGTGTCCTTTTGGTGGCGTGCAGAGACATGAAGTTCACCGCTTCCACCTCTGACTGTGTCCCTAGCGCGATCTCGACGTGCGCGGAATTCCCCTCGCACCAACATGCGGTGACCCATAGCCACCCTGTACGCGTGGCGTTGATTCCGTAGGACGCCACGTCCGGGAGCGTGTCCAGGTCCACGGCGAGAGTGTTCCACTGCTCCTTGGGCACCACCGCGAGCGTCTCGTTGGTCTTGTCCCAGATCCCGAAGACCTCACGCAGAACATCCTCGGGAGACATGTTCTCCACAAGCCGCTCAATCGCGGAATTGCCGACCCGGAAACTGTAGGAGGGGTTCGCCTCCGACAGCTTCTCCCAAAAGCCCGGCGCATCAATGTCAGACACCACGCCCTCGGGAGACTCCGGGGAGAACTCCACATAGATGCCCTTGAACGGACGCTTCTTCATCGGCGCCAGCGCTTTGTCTCGCCGCCGCTTGAACGCCTCATGCACACCCAGCGCCACATCCTGCGGCCGAGGTGGTGTTCCCATGAAGAACGCCAACCCAATATCGGAGACGTTCATCGCCGCAAGCATGTCGGTGAGCGCCGACTCTTTCAGGTTCTGGCACTCGTCGTACACCTGGATATCTACCTCGGCGAAGCCACGGCCAAACCCCGCCGATCGAGCACCGAACAAGATTCGCGACCCATTCGCAAAGTGCACACCACGGTTGTCGTCAGCCTGCACCACTGGATGCTGGGCACGCATCTTCGGACGAATCGCAGGCTTCTCAACAATGCCCGCGATCTTCGTCAACGTCTCCGACGACGTCCGGTCATGATGCGACGACCAAATCACCAACGTGCCCGGACGCGACAAACAGATCGCGATGAGGCCTGCCATGATGCCCCACGTCTTGCCGGCCTGCCGCGCGATGCTCAACGTCACGCCCATGACATCGCACGCCAGACTGCGGTCTTCGTCGTCCCGCACCCCGAGCGCCGCGTACCAAATGTCCTCTTGCCACTGATCGAGCGTCACACCCATGCCGGGCAGCTCCGGCGCGATCAATTCGTGGTAGCGCGTGAAAGCTATGTCATCCGGGATGACACAGTGCCGTGCAATGTCGACAAGCGGCGCAGGGTTAGCCCGATTTCCGGAAGCGACCGGCATCGAACGCCACTACCTTGCCCGATTCGGCTTGCTCAGCCGCATTCCCGGTGCCCGACTCCGGCGCCAGTGCCCGCAGACGACCAATCTCAGCCTTCGCTCGCTCAAGCTGAGCATTCAACTGCGACCGAAGCTGCGGCTTCTGCTCAAACGCCTCAGCAAGAAGCCGATAACGAATCTTGGCCTCCGCCAACTCATCGTTGGCGTCCATCGCATCATTCAATGTGTCGTACTCAGCCATCGCGGCCAACTCCTTCACTGCGCCATCGCAGCGCAATATCAGATGAAACGGGGGTTCACATACGACACCCGAATCGGATCGACCGGCCTCGCGCCAGACGATTTCGCACGGTTGCACTGACGGCACGCCGCCTGGCAGTTATCCAACGAATCAGCCTCAGCTTCCGACCACCCCAAACGGCCAGCCTCGTCAGAAGAGACAATGTGGTCCACCGTGAACGAACGCGGATGAGGAGGCCGGGCGTCGTAGTCAATCTCCCCGCCGAGTGCCTGACAATCGGCCGTGATCTGCAGCGCACACGGGGCGTCACCATCGCGCCGGCGGACCTCGCCGCGGCGCCGATCACGGATCGTGGTCGAAGCGAACGGCACCTTAACCCCCTACCCCTGGGTCACACACACACCCGCGTATGCCCTGAGGGGCGGGTGGCTGGTCGGCTCGGGGGTTCACCCCCCTGGGCGTTTCCGCAGGTCAGAGCGTTGTTATCGTTTGCTGAAGTGCATTCTTGCAGGTCAGGCGCTCCGGAGGATGCCCGCGAGTGGAGCTTCCGCGAGGAGTGGGTGCCCCGGCCGCTCGGCGGCGAGCGCCTTCTCTAGCGCCACGATCCGGCGGACGTAGTCGTTGCGAGCCAGCATCTCGGCGACGTTATCCCGGACCGTCACCTGTTGAAGATGGTCAGGGTTGACGCATAGCGAGTTCGCGCAGACGTGGTGCGCAGTCTGCGATCCGAGTGGGGCGCCTAGCTTCTGTTCAAGTGACAGCCTGTGCACCTGCCACTGCGTCTTGCCCGACTTGTACACCGGGTACGCGCCACCCTTGCGCGACTTTGTTGACGGGCCCGTCCATGTCCAACATCCGGTCACATCGTCAAGTAACGACTTGGCGCGAATGGCTTCGATGATCAGTTCCGGTGAGCCACATTCGATGGCTGCACGCATCGGTCCGAACATGGTCTTGGCGGTGACAACGCGAGATGCTTCACGGCAGGCATCGGAGCAGTATTTGGCCGACTCGAAGTGGAGTGCGTTGCACCATTGACACTGTCTCGCAGTGGGGCGTGCGGCGTCCCGCTTCATCTTCTCAATGCGAACTGGGAGCGCCGCATTCAGCGCCGCCTGGCTTGAGCACCGTCGACTGCAGTACTTGCCGCGATCCTTGCCGCGTCGTGGCACTTGAGCGTCCTGGCCGCAGTGTCCGCAGGTGATCGTGTACTTCTTCTGCGCTCGGTGCCAGTAGCTGTAGCAGGGGCCGCATAGCCCTCGTGCCTGCACTGGCCGATCGCAACCTTCGGTGGTGCACGACTTCATGGTGTTCATCTCCAGGAATGCGAAAGCCCCCGCACCTGGAGATACGGGGGCTTTCTAGCCTCGGTGATCAAGCCGAGGTTGCTTGCAGGATATTCAGTTGTTGGACGGAAGGTTGCGGCTCATGTGGCGACTTCTTCCATCACCGTTCCATCTGTCTATGCCTGGTCGTACGCTGTGCGCTTATGACTACGGGCAGTGCCGATGATGTGATGCAGCGTTACCTTGTGCCGATCGTGTTGGCCGGTGTGACGGTGGTGGCGTTCATCCTGGCGATGGCGTTCGACGCTTCGTTCTTCGCGTTCGTCGCGATGTGCACGTTGATCGGCGCTGTGGGGATGGCGGCTCGTATCAACCTTGCACCAGCCAATGCCCCGGTGATCGTGTCGACTGTGTTGGTGTCGGATGACGTTCGCCGGCAGAACCTGCAGAACGCTCTGTCTCATGAGGTCGCGGTGTCTCGTGGCCGGATCGAATCGGTTACGCCGTACAGCGCGGTGCTGGTGACGGGACAGAAGGTCAACCACATCCTGCACCTGTTGGTGAGTGTGTTGCTGTGCGGGTTGTGGTTGCCGATTTGGTTGATCATTTCCCTGGATGGCGGGGAGAAGCGGCATGTGCTGACTGTTGATCAGTGCGGGAACATCGCGCGTAGTTAGAGGCGTCCGTACTGCACAGCCTGCTCAGTCAGTCGTCTGCCCAGCTCTAGTCCGGCGAGCCGTCCAGCTTCACCCGCTTTGCCACATTCGATGCGGTTCACGACCGTGACCTTGGGTGGGTACACCTTGTGTGCCAGGCGGATCAGGCGTCCTGCGATCCAGCGTCGAGTTGTTCATGGGGTTACTCCTGGGCTGTGGAGCGGGGTATCCGGTCGAGCAGTTCGTCGAGTCGTTCTGATGCGCGTGCAATGTAGGACTCGGATGCGCCTTCTTCACGGGCTTGACGCAGCACTTTCAAGGATCGGGTGATGCGGTCCGTGAGGGGTGTCGGTGGGGTGAAGGTGGACATAAGCACCTCCCGAAATGGGAAACGCCCCGGCTTAATGGCTCGGGGCGCTTTGGGCACACTACAGGTGCCGACTGACACAGTATCAGTGTTACTGCAGGTCGGCCAGCAACTCCCGCCGTCGGCGTGCCGTAGCCTCGGTGATCAGCTCATCCCGCTGCGGCATCAGGGATTCGATGTGCGCCTTGAGTCGATCCGACAAGCGGAAGTCCTCACGGCTACCGATCCGCTCTGTGGCGTATTCGCGGTGCCGTTGCCGCTCAAGATCGAAACTGCCTCGCTCTATGGCAACGACGTATTGCAGGTCTGACCGCAGACCTGAGAGGCGCCGTGTGAGGTCGGTTGTCGTCCCGATCTTGACTGTCGTCGGGCCGACCATGAGGTAGTAAACGAACGGCGGCTTCGGCCGCAGTTCCGGGGTTTCGAGACCATCCATGAAGTTGTCGTACGCCCGGGAGATCAGCATGGCGTGCATGAAGCAGACGGGCCAGTCGTCGTGCCGTTCTTCTCGGCATTTGGTGACCTGGCAGTCGGGGCTGTCATCGGTTTGGGGCGAGAGCCGTAGCCCTTCGGCGTTCCAATCGACTGGTCTAAACTTCGTCATGTCGACTCCTAACAGTCGTCCGCGCCCCGGGAGGATTGCCGTCCTCGCCGGGGCTTTTGCTTACTCCAGGATACCTTGGGGCAGTTCGTATCCAAGGACTTGTGCGAGGTGTTGAAAGTACTCGGGAGCCCAGTTGTGGTGGCAGTTCTGGCACACGCACCCGGCGGGCCCGATCTGCAAGGCGGGCTGCCGCACGATTTCGTCGGAGCTGTTTCGCCTGTAGACCACTGCGGTGTCGCACGCGGGGCACGGATTCGGGAGTGTCCACCGTTTGACAGGGTCGAGGAGTGCGCGGATCTTCTCGCACCACGAGTCGATTTCGCCGGCGATCTTCTCCACCAGGTTGGTGTCTTGGGGGCGCCATGTGCGTTTGTCGATGGCCTGCAGGCGAATCACCGCGATCGGTGGTGTAGCAGCAGAGACGTCGATCTCGGGGCGTGGTTCCCATTCTGCTGTGGAGGTGTCGATGTCGCGCATGATGTCCACCGCATCGATGCACATCGGTGGGGACGATTGTGGGACGCGGGTGGCGTTGCCCTGGCCGCCGGGGATGGCGTCTGTGAGTTGGTCGTAGAGGCTGTCGATCCACTCCACGCCCACGGTGTCGTTGTCACGGCTGATGGTGTGAGGTTTCGGGTCGATCAACGCACTGATTGCGTTGGACAGCTTCCTCCTGGCTTCGGGGAGGTTGCCGTCTTCGTCTGGGGTGTGTGCTGTGGTCATCGGCGCTGTCCTCCATGGTCGGAGCATTCGGTGCGGGGTCGATAGCAGGCGGGGCAAGTGTTGCTCGATGCAATGAATTGGGCTTGGGTGCGTTGAATGTCAGCGAGGTTCACAGCCACACCACCGCCGCGACGTTGATGAGCATGTGAATGACGTTGTCCGCGATGATGAGCAGCCACACTGATAGCCAGTCGGGCCGGTCAGAGCCGTGGCCGGTCGCGGTGTGCGGCGGCCGGAATGCCTTGGGTGCGAGTTGGTTCTTGAACCACACGACGTGACGGGCGAGGCGGTAGCGGTCGATGACGGCGTGGGTGCCGACGATCACCAGCAGCGCCAGCGGTGACTGCGTGACGAGCAGGAACGGCAGCCCGTAGGTGGCGGCGTGGGCGATGGCCGGCCACCAGCGTCTGGTCTTCTCCTGTGCCATCCAATCGGACTGGATCAGGTAATCCCCGACCATGTGCGCCAGGCCGGCTGCTGCGATAACGGATCCGATGTTCATGCGGTCTCCTCGATGGGTACGCACCATCCGCAGTACGTGCAGACGGTGAAGGCGGGTACGTGGTGGTTGCCGACGGTTTGGGCGGGAATGGTGTCGTGGGTGGTGCGGCGAAGGCAGTTTTCGCAGACTCTGGCGATGGCTGTTGTCATCGGTTCTTCGCCCTCCGCTGCCGGCGGCGTTCGTTAATCGCTTCGCGGTTCCGCGCATACCGGTCTCGATCGCACCGGCTACACCTGCGATTGATTCCGCTCCCGCGATTCCCATTTGAGCGAACCGAGTCGTACTCATGGCCACGAGGGCAATGGGTCTTGTTCGCGTTGTTGTTGCTTCCGTGCTTGACGGTGTCGAATGCGTTCTCCGACTTCGTTCCCCATCGCAGGTTTTCGGCCCGATTGTCCGTGTTGTTTCCATTGAGGTGCCTCACCTCGTGGGCGGTTGTCGGGCGAGTTCCGTGAAAAGCTGTGCACACCAGTACGTGTATGAGCACGTGCTCTCGGGATCTGTCAGGCAGCGTCAGCTTCACGCCCTTGTAGCCAGCAAGATTCGAGGCTGACTTGAGGACTCTCCCCTTGTAGCTGCGCGTGCCAGCGGAAGTTACGACGGTGCGGTCTACGCTGCGCACTGCCCCCTGGTCGGAAACCTCATATCCGGGATACCTGTCAAGGCTGCGCCATGTCTCGGCCATCAGAACTCCGGGCCGAGGTGTCGGACCATGGCGTCGGTAGCAGCCTGAGCGAGGTCGTGGGTGTCGATGGGGCCGTCGATGAAGTCGATATGGCCGTCGGCGCCAGAGCCGATATAGCCAGCGGCGCCCATGCTTTCCGCGATGGCCGTTTCGATGGCTTCGCGTACCTCGTTCAGGAACACCTCACGATCAGACGGAGAGGTCATGATTGCTCCGCGAGTAGGCGGCGGATCTCCGACACAACCGATTGCCGGTCCTTGGCGGTCATTTCGCACACCAGGTAGGCGTAGGCCGAGATGACTGAGGCGGCGTACATGTGGTCTTCGCGGGTGAGCGATTCGGGGGCGTAGTTGAGCTTCCAGCCAACGCTCGCTTGGTCGGCTGCGTGTGGCTCGATTGGCGTTGGGAATACGCGCTTCTTGTCGGGGTCGTCGGCGAACAGCCTCAGATACCTCATGCTTCCTCCACGGTGATTCGAGCCCTCATCCACGACGGCTATCCGGGCTGCCTTGAGCGCAGCGAGGGCGACCTCAGCGCCATGGAACGCCTGCACCTCACTCTGCACCTGTTCCCACATCACGCCAGCGAGGGGAATGTGCTCGCTCTCGAAGTCGCAGGCGATGCACTGCCACCACTGCTCGTGACGGTCTCGGCTGGAACCGACGCAGCGTTCGACGCGGTGTTGTGCGAACGCTTCGGCGATGACGGTTGTGATGCGGTCGGTCATGCGGTCTCCTCGACATAGCCCCAGACATGCCCGCAGCAGGTGCAGCACTCGTAGCCGGGGACGGTGATGGTTTTGAAGTTGAGGGTGTGGGACTGGGCGGGAACGGTTTCCACGACGGTCGATCTGAGGCATTCGGGGCATGGGCGGATCGGGCCTGTGTGGCTCTGTGCTGGTTTCGGGGTCCGGTCACACGCGGGAGCCGGTTCTGGTGCGTCTCCGTCGATCCTGGGCGGCACAGTGGTCACGCTGCGCTCCCCCGCCCCGCACGCTTCTTCGGCTTTCGGCCCTGAGCTTCAGCCTTCGCCGCGAAGAACTCCGCAATCGCCGCCTGAGCACTCGCCTTGTCCACACACATGTGCAGCGCGTCATCGGCAGCCTTGAGGCGCGGTGTCATCTTGGCGGGGCCGGCCACGAATGCCGCTGCGATTGCCTGGGTTTCCTCGGGTGCGGGTTTGATCGCATCCAGTTCGGCCTGTCGCGCTTCACGTTCGGCGCGACTCTCGCTCTGCGTCCGCTCTCGGCGTACCACCTTGGCGGCGTTGATGATGTCCGCCGGCTCAGGGGCTTCCGCGCACGAGGCCGCGCGGTTCTTCACGCCTTCGGCCAGGTCGTCGACCGTGAGGTTGTGTGCGTTGAATAGTTCCGCCCACACGGTGGCGGTGGTGACGGCGGCTTCTTCGTCGTCCATGCGGGGCGCGGTGCGTGGGTGGCAGGCGGCGACGATGGCCATGAGGTCGAGGGCGTCGGCGGTGGTGATCATTCGAGTTCCAATCTGGCGGCTGTGGCGAGGTGTGCGTTCTCCTGTGCGCGGACGCGTTGGGCGAGGGACACGGTTTTGCGGAGCTTCGACGGTTTCGATCCGGTGGCGGGTGCACCGTTGGCGGTCTTGATGACCTCGGAGCAGAGGGAGGCGAGGATCGTTCGTCCGATTCCGACGCTGGGCTTGTCGTTCCACAACTGCAATGCGGCTGCGACGGTGGACGGTTCGGTTCCTGTCCTGAGAAGTTCCGATGCCTGGATGCGTAGCGCGGTCAGGGTTGCGGATGGGTGGTTGCCCCGGATGTTTTCTCGGACGAGCTGTGCGCCTGGTGTTGCTGATGCGGCGGCGGTCGGTTCCGGCTCGCTGTGTGGTTCCGTACGTAAGGCGGTAGGTGTATCCCCATCCCTATCCCCATCCTCATCCCTATCTAGGGGGCGATTTACCGCAGCTAACCGCGGAAGTTCCGCGACTGGCTGCGGAATTTCCGCAGATTCGCCGCCTTGGGATGACGCGGGCTGTGGGGTGGGGTCGGCAAACTCGCTGGTCAAATCCCAAATTTCACCTTCATCTGGACTAGGGAAAGTGGAGTCCGGTTTAAAGTTCTTCGACTGGTGATCCTTGAAACTGGGGATCTCGAAGTAGTTCCGGCTACTAACCCGGTAAAACACAACTCCGTAGCAGTCCTGGACCTCCGCGAGGATGTGCCCGAAGCTCGGCCACACTGCTGCGGAATTTCCGCGACTCCTGCGCGGAAGTTCCGCGACTGTGTCGTGAGGGAATGCGAACGCCTCCAACTCTTTCAGGTTCGCAGTGCCGCGACCAGAGTCGTCGGCCCAATTCCACAGGGCCATGTACAGGAGGCGCGGGGCAAGGTCGGCCTTCGCAGTGTCGGGAGAGTCCCAGAACCTTGGTTTGATGTTTCGGATTCGTGGCACTACGCACCGCACCTCTGCGTGTGTGGGTGCCTACGGGTAGCATTCGCCATCAGCCACTCCATTTCAGTGGTTAGGCCCGGGGTCACGGTGTTGGTAGCACCGCCCGGGCCGTCTTCGATTATCCGTTCGATTCTACCCGAAACATGCTGGTAAACAGTGCTTCTCACGCCGGGTCCTCTCTGCTTGGGCAGTCGGGTTTGCATCCTGTTTTGGGGTGGCATCCGCAGTCGGGGCATCGGCCCATCTGGATCAACTTGGCGCGCGGGAACGGCAACCAGGGCTTACCCATCCGAAGCCTCCGGTTGTGGGTTCCACGTCGTGTCCGGGTGGAACTCGTCCATGCCGGACGGTGCGTAATGCCCACAAGGGGCGGGCTGGCTGGGTTGGTAGTCGTCGACTGTTCCGGCGGTGAAGCAGCAGTGGCCTTCGTGGAGGTTGATGAACTTCCAGCACTGGCAGGGGTTAGCCATGGTCGGCCTCCGGGGTGTAGAGCACGCGGGCGGGGAGGACGACTGTGTTGAGGACCGACGGATACCGCGGGCATCGCCAGTATCCGCAGTCGTCTTGCTCGTTTTGAATGTCTGTTCGACGGTCTCGATCGCCGGGTGCAGCTCGGCGTCGATCAGGTACGCGAGCCCGCCGATGTTGACGAGGACCGGTGGGGTGCCGAGCCATTCGGCTTGTGCGCTCACCTGGAATTGTTCGCGCAGGACTTGCTCGATGCGGTCAGTGTTGCTCATCGGGCCAGCTCCTCGGTGGGGTAGGTCGTCCCATCGCATGCACGCCCAGCCTGCGCCGTAGATCAGGCCGTTGATGGCGCCGAAGATGACCCAGCCAGCCACCTTGGCAACGGGTTTGGGGAGCTCACGCGTCATGGTGCGGTGGCCTCCAACAGCTTTTGCAGAAGCCGCATATTCCAGCGAGCGTCGGCCAACGCGTCGTGCTCCGAGGTCTGTATCGGCTTCTTGAAGTCAGCCGGTACGGACTCCAGAAGCTGCATCAACTCGTGGGTCCACATCGGAATGCCCTCAGGCAAGACGATCATTGGCCCGAACAACTGCGCCAGGGCGACGTGGTCGTACGCCCCGTAGTACGCCCACAGTCGAGGTGAATCACCCTCCGCAATCGGCGCGGTGATGAAGTCGCGGACCTCATTGGCGATGACCCATTTCGGCTTGACGAGAGCGCTTTTCGTGTCGAGTTCGGTGACTGCACGCCCAGCAGTGGGGTCATCCCAGTTCCGTTTGGTCGTCGGTAGATGCGGCACCACATTGGCCCAGAGCCAGTCGTTCTCGCGGACCCGCTTGAAATCCACGTCGGCATTCACCGCGTAGTAGTCGCGCCGGTCGTCACTGGTGATGCCGATGCTGATCAGCTCGATAGTTGACCCGTCTTCCAGGAACTCGGTGTCGTAGCAGATGTTCCGAGGGCTCATCGTTTCCTCCACATTGATCCGGTTCGGGCTCGGCGAGCACGGTGCTCACACATGGACTCAGCGGTCATGCGACGTCCTCCTGCGGGTCGAACATCGACAAATCACACGAGGAACAGAGCCGCCCCTTACGCTCCGGCGGGCGGCCCTTGCCGTGCCCCCTGTGCAGAACGGATCCGGGTGGCCAGCGCCTTTCACCTTTGATTCCAGCCAATCCAGGTACTCGGCGACGCCGGGATACCAGAACCGGATTTCTTCCTTCTCCCCCGGTTTCGCGAAGGCGCCACACAGACATTCACCCGACATGTGCAGCTTGTCGGACACCTCGTTCACCGGAACTGGATCGTCGTCGCGGTGCATCAACCGGTAGGTGGACATGTCGAGCTTGGTCCACATCGCCAACGGTGAAGCCCAGATGACGGATCCGTCCGACTCGTAGAAGGGAACGTTTTGCCTTCGTTTCGACTCAGCTCTGCGGCGGCCGGCGATAAACAACACACGTTCTCGACGCCCGTTCGTGATGAGTTCCCGCCGAACCTGATCCAAACCGCGCTCTTTGAGCCGCTGATACATCTTGTAGTGCATCGCAGGACCGGGAAACCCCCGCTCCAACACCAGCTCCTCGTACGAGATGGGCGGGGTTCGTTCCATGAGCTCAAGACCGAAGTCGTGTGAGGTTTGGCGAACGAAATCCCTGGTCTCTTCGATCCCGATCGTGGTGTTCGCGTGGACAGTGAAATCCACCCGGTCCTTCACGAGGTGAGCGAGGACGGTGGAGTCGTTGCCGCCGGAGAAGAGCGTGCACCAGGACGCCCGCATGCGTCCCGAGGCGTGCAGGTGCCAGGCCTTGTCGATGATCTCGTGCGCTTGGGCGACCAGTTTCGATACTCGTTGTTCCCGCTGCGATCGGGTCAGTCCGGCGATAACGGTTGGAGGGCAGACCTGTTCGAAATCTGGGTCGAGCGGGTCACCGGTGAACAGGTCGGCATCGTCAAAGAGCTGATCGCCGCTCACGGTTCCTCCTGGATGTCTGCTCTGTGTCCTACGAGGGCGTGGTGTCGGCGGATGAACGCTGCAGCACCAGCCTGGTCGGGGTATTCGGATCGGACGGGGCGGCCGATCTTGCGCGCACACTCAGCGCACGACACGGCGATCACGACGCCGCCTTGATTGCTGCCTGCCGCTCACTCCACGCGGTCAGGAGCTCGTCTCGGAATTCGCCGAGTTCCCACGCCTTGAGTTCGGCGCTGATCTTCTTCAGCGCGTCCAAGGATTCGGCTGCGGCGATGCGGTCGATGATCTCCGTGACTACGGCCTGGTCGATGGGCGGCGGCACATCGGGTAAGGGCTGCACCGTGTGGTTCTGGCGCCGGCCGCGTTGCTTCGTCAGCTTCACAGTGAGCGGCTTGCCTCCAGGCAGGTTGCTCATGTGGGAGATCCGGATACCGCCGACCTCGTCTGATCCGAAGCGAACCGACTCGTCGCGGTAGAGGGTGACGCGGCGGCCGATCCACTCGTCGGACTCATCGCCCCATGCGTGCATCAGAAGCCGAAGCATGGTGAGTGGCGGCCTCCATGCCCGCTCTTGGCCCTCTAGCTGGATGTCGTACTTTTGCTCCGCGGACCCGACCCTGACGCCGGAGATGGTGAACGTCTTTGCGCCGCCGATGAAGTCGTCGGCGTTCCACTGGTCGGAGCGTGGTTCAGCTGTGATTTTCATGCGCCCTCCCCGAAGTCGAGTGTCATGGTTTGGTTTTGGAGCCGTTTGGCGATGAGTTCGCAGTACCGTTCCTCAAGCTCCACGCCCATCGCCTTACGGCCCTGATTAACTGCGGCAACAAGTGTTGCGCCAGAACCGGCGAAAGGGTCAGCGATGACACCAGGCGGGCAACGGTCAATCAGCTTCTCCATCAGGCCAATCGGCTTCGGCGTCGGATGGCCGATCTTCGCAACCTCAACCGAACGCTTCTCGGAGGTAGTAATAACTGACATCAGTCCCGGTGAGGTCATCTTGAAACCAGCACCGGACAGGTAGATCTCCTCGTCGTTGGTCATAACTACGCAACGGGTCAGGCCAGTGCCACCGTTGGCTTTATGCCAAATCAGGCGGTAATCGATGTGGTTCGGTCTGGGCTGCTTCCAAGTTCCGAAGGCGACGAACGGCTTGTTTCCCCACATGGCCAGGGCGGTGTCACGCACCTCGGTGCTGTGGTCTCCAGCGATGTCTGCCACCCGGTGAGTGCTACCACCGCCGGTTTTCCCGTGTCTCGAATCGACACGTATCCCGTACGGCGGATCCATCACCAGCACATCGGAAGGCAGCCAGTCGGTGATTTCGAGGCAATCCCCGTGGTAGAGCGTCACGGATTCGTCTTGGTAGTAGGGCTTCATGCGCCCAGCCCCAACAGGTCGATGACTTCGATGCGTTCGGTCGGATGCAGGCCGACGGTGTTCTCGTCGTAGAGGCGCATCATTTCGGCGGCGTTGTTCTCGAACAGGCGAACGGCGCCGATGATGGCGTCGAACCACTTGGGTTGTGGGTAGACGCGTTTCGGATACATGGGCATTCCGCCGCACCAGGACACGTAGTCGATCCACTTGCGACCCGAAACCAGCAGGCCGCATTGCAGTTGGGCCATGTTCTCGATCGGTACAGCGTCAGCGAGAATCGTGGTGAGCTGCGTCTTCTGCCTTCGACTCTTGATCTCGATCAACCCGTCATCGCCGACCAGGCCATCGGGTGAGTAGCCGAGACGGAAGCCCCAGTCGTCGCGCACCATGAACCCAACCTCAGCCACCGGTGCGTAGTGCTCCGTGTACTTGTCGCGCGCCAGGGGCTCATCGTCGATGCCGCGCTGCATGTCGTCGTTGATGAACGTCGGCTCGGTGAATCCGGTGATGCGTTCAGCGACAAGTAGCGCGGTGAGGCCACGTGAGGTGTCGTTGCTCGCCGGCTCGATGACGGTCGACGAGCTCTGGTTGCGTGCGTACTCGGCGCGCTCAGGGTGCAGCGTCTTGATCGGCGCAAACGGATCACGTAGACCTCGGCATGGATCAATCGCCGCTACACCGCATTTCGGGCAGTCGTAGTCGATCGCGCTGAGCTTCCGCGTGGTGATGAGCTGGCCGACCATCGACGCGGTGACGATTCCGCGCCTCTGCTCGTACCACTCATCCGAGCGTTGTTCGATGTGCGGGAGGATCTGCAGTGTCATCGCTTGCGCCTCTTTTCGTATTGGTCGACTGCGGCAGTTTCGGATTCGTCGGTCCACGAGTAGCCACCGGAACCGTTTGGCCAGGACCTGTAGTGGTGTCCGGGGTGGCCGGCGGTGAGTTCGCATTGACCGCCGGACATGGTGCGACGCGGGCACTTCGGGAGTAGCGCGGCTTTGTCCTGGGCGTCGTATTCGTAGAGCATCACGACGACACCCCTAGCCTGTCCCTCAGAATGTCGCCGAGAAGCCTTGAGGCGTCGGCCATGATCTTGTGAGACTCGTCGCACATCGCAGCGATCGACTTGAGTTCGTCGGCGAGATCGGGCGGAAGTTGATTGATCCAGCCGGCGGGGAACGGCGTGTAGGCGTCGGCGGCTCGGTCGGTGGCGTACTTCCAGGCGGCGATCAGGTCGGTGGCGCTCATATCAGCTGCCTCCTACGATTCGCCCGGTACTCGCGATCGCGTCGCAACTCGTTCGTCTTGCGGCACTCTTCGGAGCAGTACCGGTGCCAGCCACCACGTTTGACGAACTCGGCTGAGCACTCTTTGCATTTTGCGAACGCCTTCACGGGGCGCCCGGACCTCAGCCCGGCGCGCTCCTTCTCAGTCAGGCCACCCCAAATTCCCTGCTCACGAGGGTTGTCCATCGCATACTGCAAGCATTGCTCGCGCACTGGACAGCCAACACATAAGGCGCGCGCATCGATCGTCTTCCATGGTGGCGCTTCCTTGTCTGGGAACCAGTCATCTGGCGTCTTGCACTCTCTGCAGGCACCTTTGGCCTGCCATGATTCGCGGTTGACTATGCCGATTGCGCCGGCGCCAATGATTCCGCTCATGCCGTCCCTCCTCGGGGTGATGCCGCGCCGCCTGAGTTTCGTGTCGAGGGATTGGCGCTTGATGCCTTCGCGTTTGGCGATCTGTGCATCCGATAACCCGAGGTGGTCCCGCATTTCTAGGTACAACTCCAGGTACGACACGGGTTCTGGCTCATTCATGTCGGGATGTTCTTCGGGGTTGTCGATGTCATCCCATGCGAGCGGCACGGGCCAGTGTTTACGTTTGGCCATGTCGCGGGCGCGATCGGATGGGCCTCGTGTCAGATGGAGTTCTTCGTACAGCGCGTATACCTGGGCTGCGGTAGCGGCGGTGACGAACTCGGTTTGTGTGGACTGCCAAACTGGATGGAGGGTGCGGCCCATCTTTTCGGCGACAATGCCAATTGGCCAGCCGATCGCAGACAGGGCTTGTAGTCGCCGCCGCGTCCCGAGTCCGTCAACAGATCGCGCTCCGCCGGCGATGGGCCGCTGCGGAATTGGGACGGCAAGTAGCTTCTGCGCGGTTGTGTGCCGGACGGTGCCCTTGTTGGTCCATTGGCCCGCGAGGCGCAGTGTGTCGCGATGAACTCCTGAGAGTTTCGCGATGAGTGAGCACGACATGCCGGATTGACGGAGGGCGTTGTAGTGCTCGATCACTGGGCCGGCCGGGACGTTTCGGCGTGGTGAGGCGGTTCGGTGCTTCTTGCAAAGGTTGTCGTGGCGCTGGGTCTTGTTGGGGCAGTTGGGCCTGGCACACTTCATACGGTCATCTCCCCGCGTGCTTGCCGGCCGATGCGTTGCAGGAGTGGCCACCATTCATCGCACTGCCCTTGAACCGAGGCGTTAACGACGTCGACAGCGTTGTCTGCGGTGAATCCGCCGGTGGTCATGACGCCTTTGACGACGCCGAGCACTCCGGCTGCGGTGGGGCGGGTGGCGATGGTGTCGCAGATGATGTAGCCGTAGTTGTTGACGTAGTCGGCTTCTCCGGTGGAGAGGTAGCCGTCTGCCTTGGCGTGGGGCGCGGTGACAAGCCCGGACAGGATCGCGGCGGCTATGAGGATCGGTGCCCAGAGCCAGTCGCGCAGTCGGGGTTTCGGTTCCACCCGTTGCGCGTCCTCGACGAGACGGCGAGTGTCGTGCACCGCTAGACGATTCGGTCAAGCATTAATCTGCGAGAATGTGCCAATCACCTCACTGAGCAGGAATTACGTCAATGTTTTTCCTAGACAGTGCGGCTAGCTGAGCGGTATTCGAACACTCGACGCGAAAGGCAGTGTGTGCACCGTGAGCGACTCGAATCTACCGCCCGAACAGTGGTCGCCAC